TTATATCTGCCGGAAGGCCCAACGGTCATATTGACCCAAGGCTTTTCAATGCGGCGACGGGCCTTAATGAGACGACCCCCAGCGAGGGCGGTTTTTTGGTCCAGCAGGATTTCAGCTCAACATTGTTTGAGGAAATGATTGAAACCGGGATGCTTGCGCCTAAGTGCCGCAGGGTCACGATTTCAGGCAACTCGAACGGGATCAAGTTGAATGGGGTCGATGAAACTTCGAGGGAATCCACTCTTTATGGGGGGATTCAGGTTTATCCCAAAGCTGAAGCCGCAGCCGCGACAGCAAGCAAGCCCAAGTTCCGTGAAATTGAGCTTAATCTGAAAAAAACCATGGGGCTGTGTTACCTGACCGAAGAGTTGATGCAGGACTCGGTGGCCTTGGAGAGTTGGATTCGTCCGGCGTTTGTATCCGCATTTGGGTTCAAAATTGATGATTACATCATAAGAGGCACTGGAGCCGGCCAACCCCTCGGAATCCTCAATTCGGGCGCGTTGGTGAGTGTCGGTAAGGAAACCGGCCAGGCGAAAGAAACCCTTTTGGCTGAGAATGTTATCAATATGTATTCTCGCATGTTTGCCGGAAGTCTTAATTCGGCCGAATGGTATATCAACCAAAATCTCATCCCCCAGCTTTTCACTATGTCCATCGCTGTGGGAACGGGTGGAGTCCCGGTATACCTACCCCCGGGCAATACTCTGAATAACGCCCCCGGTGGTTCGTTGTTTGGACGTCCTGTAAATCCCATCGAGCATTGCAGTACGCTCGGAACTCAGGGTGATATCATCTTCGCAGATTTTTCTAAAGGATACATTCTTGCGGAAAAAGGGGGTGTAAGATCAGAGACTTCCATCCATGTGCAATTTCTGTATGATGAGGAAGTGATCAAGTTTGTGATCAGGCTGGATGGGCAAACTTTGAGGGCTTCAGCCCTCGTTCCGTATAAGGGCGGATCGGGTTCAACCCAGTCGCATTTTATCGTCCTGGACAGCAGAACCTAACAGAAATAACCGCCTGGGGTAACACCCAGGCTTTTAAGGAGGATTTATCATGGGATTTGTACTTGCAGAAGAAGGTCACCTGGTCCAGCTTTTTGAGCCTGCTGACCATACAGCGGCTGAGAACAGCCTGGTCGTTAACATGGAGAATTACAGCCACCTGTCGGTTGTCATCAGTTATGGCGCAACCCCGGCTGCTGATGGTGTCATTACCGTTGAGTCTTGCAGCGCATTGGGTGCCGCTCCGGCTACTCACACTCCAATTACTTTCGCCTATTACCAGTGCATTGTTGACTTTGAAGGTGCGCTCGGTGATGTTCTCAGCGCCAGGACCGAAGTGACCGTGGCCGCAACCGGCTTGATTCCGACGGCGGTTGCCAACACCATGTTTGTCATCGAATTGGATGACACGCAGTTGCTCGCTGGGCATGTCGGTTTTCGAATCGCACAGGCTGATCCGACCGGCGCTTCGATCATGTCAATGATTGGCATTTTGAGTGGCTCCAGGTTTGCATCTCCGCAGAGTGTAACCGCGATAGCATAACCGTTTAACATGGGCGGCTGAGAAATTCAGCCGTCCTTTCAGGAGGCTGAAAATGCCATTAAGAGAAGATGAAATAGGGGAAGTCACCGCCATTGTGAAGGTTGAGATAGACAAGGCAATCGCAGCACTGGCGGTTAAACCCGCAAAAGTCAAAGCACCGGCAAAGGTTGCCAGGAAGGAACCGGCGAAGGACGTTGAGAGGCCCTTTAGATAGAGGGTTTCTAAATCAGGGTGGTCTGGAAGGATGACCATGCCCTTATCCAGGAGGATAAAAAGATGGCGAATTACAACCCAAGTACAAGAAACAGGATTGCTGACATTCACGATGGCCTGCTGGTCGAAACAACCGACATGGCATTTGGCCTGTGGGGTGCGGCACAAGCAGAACTCTTCACAGTGTATAATCGTATCCTGGTACACGCTATGTGGATCGAGGTCACTGAGACTTCTCTTGTTGGGGCAGGTACATTGATAAACTTCACCTATACCTCAACCACCCCAACGGTTGCCTTGCAGGACATTTCTGCGGCATCAGCTACCATTCATGCTATGGATCAAGGCGAACGGGTTATCTTCCCAGGCGTGTCTCTGGCTACCGCTGCAATACTCAGCACGGAAGGGATTACGCTGTTCCCGACCGACATGAACTTCATGGTTGGTATCGCTCCGACCGCGACTGCCACGAGTGTTGGGACCATTGGCGTTTTGCCGACTGTCGGTACATTAACCGCTGGTACAGGAAAGGCTGGTATCTACTACACCCCGATTGACGACGGTGCGTATGTCCAAGCTCTTCTGTAATAAACCATAGACGCCCGTAAAAAAGGCGTCTTACTTACCAAAAAAGGAGGTAAGTAATGTTCCTGTTTACTACGATACAGAGATTTATCGGTATCTCCACAGATACCAAACCTGTCAGTCCGAAGACGGGTTCGACCTTCCTTGAAACCAACACTGGTTTTATGTGGATCTACAATGGGTATGCGTGGCTCCCTAAAACCTTCATGCCAGGAAGCACTGTCAACTACAACCAGACTGACTTGAATCAGGTAGCGGCTGCGTATAGCTCCATGACTGCGACGGCCCAAGCCATCTTCATTGACGCTGTTATCGTCCATGTACCTGATGACCTGTCCGCAGTTGCTGGGTTTACCAGTATCGCCATAGCGACTGATGACGTTGCACCGATTGAAATACTATCGGCTGCTGCCGGTGCGAAGGCAAACCTGACAGGGAACTTCTATCACGTTTACACTGGCCCAACCGTTACGGCAGCAACGAAGATAATTGAGGTGACCATTGCTGGCGGTGCTGCGGGCGCAGGGTCTGAGGTTAACGTAACTGTTTTGTGGCGACCACTTGTCGCTGGTGGATATTATCTCAATGCGTAAATTCTTAACATGGGTTCGATACTACACGCATCGTAAACCCAAAAGTAGTGACACAGTAGGCGGACCCGTCTTTCGTCCCATATTCAGAAAGGTGAACGTCCTGGGATAGGGTTCCCCAACCTGAAAACCGTATCTCCCGGGCGGCTGCCCAGGACTTTTTACACCGGGGAGGAGTAAGCGATGGATTTTCAGATTGTCACAGGGCCGACCGTCGAACCGATTCCGCTTAGTACCGCGAAAAGGCATCTTAATCTCGATTCGGAGACTCTCGATGGTAACCTAGAGCTTACTCAGAGTCTGCCAATCGCCTCACATGCCGTGTCCGTTGGATATACCCACCTCGGGGTGGGTACAGACATACTTGGCTCTGAGGCAGAAGTTTTACTCCATGCCGGGACGAACGGAGCGGGTGCCACGAACGACACAAAGGTTCAAGAGTCCGATGATGACATCACCTACACCGATTGGGTTGGTGGCGCGTTTACGCAGGTTACCACGGCAAACGACAATGCCGACTACAAGCTCCAGTACACAGGTTATAAGCAATTCATTCGCACAGCCTCGAAAGTCCTGGTTGATGCCTGCGAGTTCGGAACAAGCATCCTTGTTAACGCCTCCACCCGAGCTGATGACGACCTTTTAACTGAGTACATCCAGACCGCAAGGGAAGGTGTGGAGGGTTACACGGGCAGGGGTATCCTAACCCAGACATGGGATTACTTCCTTGACAGCTTCCCGGGGACCAATAGAGTCATTATCCCTCTCGGCAACCTCCAGAGTGTGACATCAATGTCGTGGAAGGACACGGACGCTGCTGAAACTATCATGGTGGCGGGGACCGATTACCTGGTTGAAACTAACGGGGACCAGTGCGGCCGGATTGTTTTACCGTACTCCAAGACCTGGCCGTCGGATACGCTGTATCCCTCCAAACCCATAAAAATAAGAATCGTCTGTGGATGGCTGAACGCCGGCGCCGTCCCGAGCCGACTCAAAGCGGCTATATTGCTCGCTATTGGGGATCTCTGGGAGAACAGGGAATCTCAAATTCTCGGAATGAATTCATCCGAGTATCAGCTCAACAAAACGGCTGAAGACCTAATCAGAACCAAACGCCTATGGGAAGATTTTGATTATGAGAATAGGTAGTCTCGATAAATTCATAAACTTTGAAGCCGAAACCAGAGCATCCGATGGCCAGGGAGGATTTACTACGTCATGGAGTACCGTTGCGACAAATGTTTCCGCGGCCATCTGGCCAGTGAGCGGCAAGGACATGGTCAGAGACGCTCAAAACATTGGAATTATTACACATAAAGTGAGAATTCGTTTTCGCAGAGTCCTACGTTCTGCGTGGAGGATATCATGGGCGGGACGATACTTCGCAATCGTGGCACCGCCAATCGATCCTAACATGAAACATGAATGGCTCGATCTCATGTGCAAAGAGGCTGTTTTGTAATGTTAGAATTGTCAAAGGCCATATATACGAAGGCAACTGGCTCAACATTTATGAGCTATATTGGGAATAGGCTTTTTAAAGGCCGCGCTCCCACTGGGACAATCTATCCTTTTGCCACATACTTTGTGGTTACCGATAACCCGGACAGAACATTCACAGAAAGATACGAAAATCTTGAGATACAGTTTTCGATATTCTCAGACGATATGAACAGCAGCATGGAAGTGGAAACTGCCTACAATTATCTGAAGACACTTTATGATGAGTGTGAGTTAACGATAACCGGCTCCACCCTCGTGTGGTTTCGGTTGTTGAATACAGTCGGCGCACAGGTAGAAGATTGGGTGACACTGAACGGAACGCAAGAGGTCTGGGCAATCCATGCTACTTTTGAGTGCATGACGAGTTTAAAATAAACCATCAACCCGGGAGAGTTGAATTATGGAAAATGTAAAACTTAGCATTATCGTCCCTGTCTGGAACGGTGAGGATATGACCTACGAGGCGATTCAAGCAATCATGGATAATACTGAATCCGGTACGTTTGAGATCATAATCGTTGACAATGGAAGCAATCCGCCCTTCAAACCACCGTTCACAGGATTCAATGATTTGACGGTCATCCGCAATGAAGAAAATGAGGGATTCCCAAAGGCAGCGAACCAGGGCATCAAAGCCGCACGGGGCGACATCGTTGTCCTTTATAACAATGATGTCATTTGCACACCAGGATGGGCCGATAGGCTTGTGGGGTGGCTAGATGAGTTCGATATCATAGCGCCTTGCACGAACTATGCAGCCGGCATCCAAAATATCACCATTGGGACATACAGTTCCCGGGATGAGTTGGACTCAGCCTCCGAAGAGTTCTCCGAGGTGAACGAGGGGCTGTGTTACGATGTCAACTTCGCCACCATATCCATGTTCATTAAGAAGAAAATCTTTGATGACATCGGGTATCTCGATGAGACTTACTGGCCAAGCAGCGGAGAGGACATTGACATAGGCTTCAGGGCAAGGGAAGCGGGGTACAGGGTTGGTGTTGCCGGTGATGTGTACGTCCATCACGACGGTTCCAAGACGTTTGAAGCACTGCACGAAGCGGGTATTGTGGAGTATGATGAGGTCGCCGACCAGAACGACAAGCACCTTGCAGAGCGATGGGGTGACGATTTCTGGAACAACCAACGGTATTATGGCAAGACTCGGATACTGGGGGAGGATGCCATACGGCTGAACCTCGGGTGTGGAAATTTTCCGATGAAGGGCTTCATTAACGTAGATCAGTTTGAAAGCGTACATCCTGATTTGTTGGCGGATGCGACTGATTTACCATACGGTCCCAACTCCGTGGATGAGATATATTGTGGCCACATGCTTGAGCACCTTTCCTGGGACGAAGGGCAAGCGGCGTTGAGGCACTGGTGGACTGTTTTAAAGCCGGGCGCCGAACTCAGTATTGTCGTCCCTGACTTCGACGTGCTGGGCAAAGCCTATTTTGATAAGCCGTCACCGGAGGAGTTGAAAAAGTTGAACGACTACTTTATGTACTCATACGTGCAAGACTCACTGCATCGGTATTTCTACAGCGGCGCACTTTTGAAACAAGCGATGGAGATGTCAGGGTTTCAGCGAATCGAAAAGATGGAGGTTACCCATTCATCTTTCGTTGCCGTCGTCGATTGGCAGTGCGGGTTTGTGGGTGTGAAACCATGATTTGCCGGGTCTGCAAAACTAAATGCGAAATGTTCATGGACCTGGGGCGCCAGCCGATAGCCAACAATTTCCTGGCACCCGAGGACTTCAAGGACGAATGGTTTTACAACCTGCAAGCGTACTTCTGTCCAGAATGCTTTACGGTCCAGATTGGAGAGTGCCCAGATGTCTCAGAGGTGTTTAATAAAGACTACACTTTCTTTACCGGCACGTCGGAACGCATGGTTAAACACTTTGCTAACCTGGCGGACATGATTAAGAAAAAGTACATGCCAAAAAACGGATGTATCATGGAGATTGGCAGCAACGATGGTACGTTCCTTGAGCATTTCAAAGACAGTGTGCATCTTGGGTTCGATCCGTCCGAGAGTGTGAACGAGTCAGCAAGATCCAAGGGCGTGAGAGTTTACCCGTACCCGTTTGAGAACTTCGGACAGGTCGCGAGTGCGTGGCCGAAGACGGATGTCTTAGTGTCGGCCAACTCTTTCGCTCACATACCCAACAGGCTTGGGGTGCTGCGGGGCATCCAGAAGATGCTGGCGCCCAA